TCGCGAATGACGTGAGTACGATTAGTGATTGAGAGCATAGCATGTGCACGCATTTGGAACATATCATGATTACGCTCATGATTTAACATCACGAGGTTCCAATTTTCATAGCAATCATGCTGATATTCTGCTTTCATGCCGTTCACGTCCCATTTCTCAACATCATGATCAAAGAAATATGGTCCAGCTTTAGCCAGGTGTTTGATTAGGTCGCTAGGGTCAGTTCCAAACATGTCAAAACTGAGCGCGTTCCCAAGTTCAAACTCTGACTTAGTAATAACTGCAATTATAGCGCCATAAAGACGTCTGTGCACGATGTTCCATGCAACGTTGCAGACATTAAAGACTCGAGTTTTGCCAATTGCGATTTTCTCGATTGGTCGTAACTCATCCTTCAGCCAATCAGCGTAATAGTTGTTAACGATGTTGCCTTGCTTAAGATTTTCCCAAATCTCATCAATGTCCTTTTGTAATTCAGCTTTGGGAACCCATTGTTCCTGTCCCTCTTCTGATACGCCAGTACAATCAAACAGATATTTCTTGCCTGATTTAAGTGCGGGTCTATTGCACACATACGGCCAACCTGGAGATGAATCCATATTCATCTGTTCAATGATTCCAGGAATGCCGTTGATGGCTTCATCTTGCGTGAGAGTACGAATAGGACCTGTCCATTTGTGAACACGTTCAGTCAATTTACGTAATTTATACCTTTGGCTCTCTCGTCGAATAGACAAAGGTCTAACATCTGATGTTTTACCGAATTTTGAGGCTGCGTTTTGCCAGATGTTGCCTGAAAAACGAGGATCGTTTTTCGATAACACAGCTGGCTCTTCTTGGTGAGGGAAGAGTTCTTCGTAAATTGGACTTCTTCTGATTTGGGATTTCGATCCGGTGTTAAGTCTCCATTGGGGTTTAACAATTCCAACAATCTGAATGTTACCTTCAAAGCGGACAAAGAGTGGCTTCTCTTCACTTGCTTCTACTTTTTGGTTAAATTCAGTTGCGCACATGTTAATTTCTCGTTCAAGAAATTGCTTATTCACCACTTCTACCGTTGTTGATGGTTCATCGCAAACTTTAAGGAACTCAGGATTATGCACAAGTGCATATCCACGGTCAGCATGGTCAGAGCCTGCAATGTGCATACCAATGATTTTCCGAGGTACATGCGGATTCACTGCAAGAATTGGAGATCCGCAGTGGCCCGGCATTGTTCCGATGTCGTAGCGCCATGTGTAGTCCATCGTGTACGTTTGTTCAGAGCAAACATCTGTGAGGTCTTTAACAACCTCTAACTTTGGAATGTCTGCTCGGGAAAATCTATCAACTTCTTGCGGTTCTCGGTACACCAAACGCGCTCGACCGTAAACTGCTTTGTTGAGGTCATTTGCTGTCGCGAAGTGATTGCGAATATCCTTGAACGGTTGAAAGCTCTTATTGTCACAAAGGTTAATGATAAGTTCATCTTGAATTGATGGTCTCATGGACGACTTATACATTTTGACGTTCTTCTTGTGTGTGGTCATGGTATAAATACCCCCATTACGTAAAATTTGGTAGACCCAAATGTTTTGATGAAAAATCTTATCGAACACATGGGCCGGGCATTTCATAAAATACCCTTTAATGCCTAAACCTCCCACTTCCTTATTGCCTACTCGGATGGTAATCATATTCCCTTCAACAACGCGTTGAACTGCGTCAACGCTAGGGTCACATGTGCCTTGTTTTTGAA